CCTCTTCGCCGGCATCCAGTCCATCCACGACAAGGCGACGCGCATCGGCCATGCCGATCTGGTGCTGATCGACGAGGCCCATCTGATCCCCGGCCGGTCGAACACCATGTATCGCCGCTTCCTGACGGACCTGCAGGCGATCAACCCCGCGCTCAAGGTGATCGGGCTGACGGCGACGCCCTTCCGGCTCGACAGCGGCATGCTGCACGAGGGCGAGAACGCGCTCTTCACCGACATCGCCTACGAGGTGTCGGTCCGCGACCTGATCGATCAGGGCTATCTCTCCCCGCTCATCTCCAAGCAGACGCAGACCCGGCTCGACGTGACGGGCGTGGGATCGCGGGGCGGCGAGTTCATCGCGCGCGACCTCGAGGACGCGGTCGACCAGGACGCCATCACGCGCGCGGCCGTGGCCGAGGTGATCACCCATGGTGAGACGCGCCGCTCCTGGCTCGCCTTCTGTTCCGGCGTGCGCCACGCCACCCATGTCGCCGAAGAGTTCCGTCGCCGCGGGGTCAGCTGCGCCACCATCTTCGGCAAGACGCCGAAGGACGAGCGTGACGCGATCATCGCAGCCTTCAAGCGCGGCGAGATCAGGGCGCTTGCCTCCATGGGCGTGCTGACGACGGGCTTCAACGCGCCGGCTGTGGACCTGATCGCCATGCTGCGGCCCACCAAGTCGGCCGGTCTCTATGTCCAGATGGCCGGTCGGGGCACGCGGCTCGCCGAGGGCAAGGAGAACTGCCTCGTTCTCGATTTCGCGGGGAATGTCCGCCGGCATGGCCCCATCGATCTGGTCCGGCCGAAGCGGCCGGGCGGTCCGGGCAACGGCCCTCCACCCACCAAGATCTGCCCAGAATGCGGGACCATCGTTGCCATCGCGGCGCTCGAATGCCCCGACTGCGGTTTCGAGTTCCCCGGCCGCGAGGTGAAGCTCGAGCCGACCGCCTCGACGCTGGAGGTGCTGTCCACCGGCAAGCCGCAATGGGCCGGCGTCACCGACGTCACCTTCAGCCGCCACGAGAAACGCGGTGGGCGGGTCTCGCTGAAGGTCACCTACCGCTGCGGGCTCGCCTTCCACACGGAATGGGTCTGCTTCGAGCACGAGGGCTATCCGCGCCGAAAGGCCGCGAGCTGGTGGCGCGAGCGGGCGCCCGAGTTGGAGGTGCCCGAGTCTGTCGACGTGGCGCTCCTGCTGGCCAACCGGCTGCGTCGCCCGACCGAGATCGCCGTCCGCCCCGCGGGCCGCTTCACCGAAATCACCGCCTACAGGTTCGCCCCATGTCTTACAGCCGTGCCGGGCTCTGCGCCGTCTGCCATCGAGAACCACGCGGCTGGGGCTGGTTCGACGCGAGCTCAAGCGTCTCCGACCCGCGGCGCGACACGAGCCGCAGAGACCTCTGCAGCCGCGCTTGCCAGGACATCTGCCACCGGAGGTCGGGCATGATCGATCCGACCCCCCAATGAGACGGCGGCCATGGTCGAGGGTGGCAAGGCCGGTGGCGTCTATCTCGACAGCCTCGGCCGGACCGATCTCGCCCTGCTCACCGAGGAACAGTGGGACACCTTCGTCGAGGTGATCGTCACCGGCTACTGCGGCCACCTGCGCGACCTCGCGGCGAAGGACCGCGCGCGGCTCGACGGCATGATCCCGGAGGTGCCCTTCTGATGGCGGACACCTCGTGGATGGCGCGCGTTGGCGCGCGCCTCGTGACCAACGGCTACGCGATCCTGCCGATCGCGCCCGGCACCAAGAAGCCCGGCCAGTTCGCCCGCGCGGCCTGGCACGACTACGCCCAATGGAACCGGCATGCGAGCCGCGCCACGACCGAGCTCGAGGTCGCGACCTGGTCCAGCTGGCCCGACTGCGGGGTCGGGATCGTCGGCGGTGCGGTCGCCGCGCTCGACATCGACATTGCCGATGATGGCGACCTGGCGCTCCGCATCGAGCGGCTGGCCCGCGAACGGCTGGGCGATACGCCGGCGCTCAGGATCGGCAAGCCGCCGAAGCGGCTGCTTGTCTATCGCACGCGAGAGCCCTTCGCCGGGATCCGGCGCGCGCCGCTGGAAATGCTCTGCCTCGGTCAGCAGTTCGTGGCCTATGCCGAGCACCCCGACACCGGTCAGCCCTATGCCTGGCCGGACGATGGGCTCGCTGATCTCGACATCGAAAGCCTGCCCGCCATCGACGGAACGCAGGCGGCGGCATTCCTTGACGAGGCGCTGGCGATGATCCCGCTCGAGCTGCGCCCGAAGAGCCTCGGCGTGCAGGGTGCGAACGGGACCGGACATCCGTGTCTGCCGGCCCGTCCGCAGGCCGGTACGCTGGCGGCGATCCGGAGCGCGCTCGCCTGGTTGCCCAATGCCGAGCTGGACTACGACAGCTGGATGCGCATCGGCATGGCGCTGAAGGGTGCGCTGGGTGAGGAGGGCGCGACGCTTTTCGCCGACTGGTCGGCGCAGGCGGCCAAGGACGACCCGGCCGCGACGGCGAAGGCATGGACAAGCTTCAGGCCCGCGCGGATCTGCGCCGGCACGATCTATCACCTCGCCATGGAGAAGGGCTGGCGCCCCGATCCCGACCTCCTGCTCGACGGCAGTCAGAAGGTTTGCGCGAGCGACGAGCATCCCGCGGCGGGCCTCCTCGCGCGGCTCGCCCAGCCCGACACCCCGATGCCGAGCCTCGCGCCTGTGGCGTCCTTCATGCTGACGATCCCGGACGGGCTCGTGGGAGATCTCGCGCGCTACATGATCGACACGGCGCGCAGACCGCAGCCGCTTCTCGCGGTGGGCGCCAGCCTCTGCGCCCTCGGCGCGCTTATGGGGCGGCGCTACCGCACGACGACCGACCTGCGCACGAACCTCTACATCGTCGGCATCGCGGACAGCGGATCGGGCAAGAACCACGCCCGCGAGGTCGTCAACGAGCTGTTCTTCGCGGCGGGGCTGGCGCACCACCTGGGCGGCAACAAAATCGCCTCCGGCGCGGGGCTCTTGACCGCGCTCCACCGTCAGCCGGCGATCCTGTTCCAGATCGACGAGTTCGGCATGTTCCTCTCGGCAGCGGCCGATCGGAAGCGAAGTCCGCGCCATGTCACCGAGATCCTCGACAACATGACCGAGCTCTACACCGCCGCCTGCGGGGTCTTCCTCGGCGCGGAATACGCCAACCGCGACGGCTCGAACGAACGACGCGATATCGTCCAGCCCTGCCTCTGCGTCTACGGCACGACCACGCCGTTGCACTTCTGGGGGGCGCTGCAGGGCGCCAACGTCGTGGACGGCTCGCTCGCGCGGTTCATCATCCTGCCAAGCGATGAGGACTACCCGGACGAGAACCGCCGTGCCGGGCTGCGCACGTCGCCCCGACCGCTGATCGAAGGGCTGCAGCGCCTCGCCCAAGGCGGGGGTCGAGCCAGCGGCAACCTGGCGGGCCGGACCTCCGGACCCGAGACGGCGGTCGATCCGATGACCGCGCCGATGGACGACGACGCGCAGGCCAGTTTCGACGCGCTGGGCGAGGAGATCATTGCTGAACTCAGGGCCGCGGCCGGCACATTTCAGACGCCGATCCTCGCCCGGATCGCGGAAAACGCGGCCAAGGTCGCCCTCGTCCTGGCCGTGGGGCGGGATGCGGTCCGTCCCGTCATCCGGTTCGAGGATGCTGTCTGGGCGATCGATTTCGTGCGCCATTTCGCCCGGCGCACTATCGACGCCGGTCAGCGCCACGTCGCCGAATCCCAATGATCTGTCGCACCTTCTGCATCCGCCCTCATATCGCAACCGCTGCCACATTCGCCTGGACCAGCCTCGTCCTTGCGCCCGCCGCCCATGCTGCCGGTTCCTCGATGCCCTGGGAGGCGCCGCTGCAGTCGATCCTCGACTCGGTCGAGGGGCCGGTGGCGAAGATCGTGGCGGTGATCATCATCATCGTCACCGGGTTGACGCTGGCCTTCGGCGACACCGGCGGCGGCTTCCGGCGGCTGATCCAGATCGTCTTCGGCATCTCCATCGCCTTCGCGGCCAGCTCGTTCTTCCTGTCCTTCTTCAGCTTCGGC